TACTTGAGGATGGAGGAAATGAAATGAATTATGTACTTGTTTTTGTTTATGCAGCATTTACCAGCTTGATCGTGTCGTTCTTTGTGTCAATGATCATAGGCAACACAGTCGGAATCCATTATCTGAACAAACATGATAAGGACTGGCAAAATATGCTGAATAGAATACTGGATGACCTAAAAAAGCATACACGTAGTTAAATGCAAAGGTAAGATACGATGATTAAACTAAATGAATTAACAAAAAAAGAACAAGAAACTATCTTGAAAGATAAGAATCTTGCTCAATGCCCAAATTGCGGAAATATCGTTCAGAAAAGCGACAATTATTGTGGTGCTTGTGGTGTCGCCTTGAATATAGAAAGGAAAATAGCATGCAGATTACAGTAATTCGAAAATCAGACAATTCAGTCATCACTCGTATCTTTGAGGATGAAGAAGGAATCAAAGAGATCACAGATGATGATTATGAGGTCTTAATTGAAAAAGACTCGAATTAACGAGTCCCTATTTATCAAAAAAAGAAACTCTCTGGTCAGTACTTGAGGTGTTGCTTCGAGAGCCTAAGAAAAGCTCTTATACACAAACCTGCTAGTTTGTTCGTTCAAGTCCAATTGAATCCTGAATCAGTGCTCTACAGACCTTATCACATGCAGTTATTCAGGAATAGATTGATTCAAAATATAACCCCTTAAATTTTCTAGCAGAATACTGTTTGATACAAAAAAAAGAAATATCTCTTTTCGCAAAAAACAGATATTAGACTTAGTGGTTTGATCATAAAAATGTACATATAGAAAAAACTATAATTTAGCATAACAATAACAGCATTTTATTAAAGAGGTGAGTACAGCCTCCAAAACTACTTAAGTATACACTTACAAAATATCGTTAAAGATATCCCTAATAACTGAAACGATTATCAAAGAATTATATTCCAATATTCTAAGAATCAAATTCCAAAGTCTATGAGTATCAATACAGTGAAGTGGCACCTCAAGTGCTGCACCAGAACGTAGTAGAACATAGTAGAACGTAGTAGAAACGTAGTAGAAAGGAGTAGAACATGCAAGAATTATTACCTATTGGAAGTGTCGTAGTTCTTAAAGAAGGAACAAAGAAGTTGATGATTATCGGAAGACTTCAAGCAAATCCTAAAACAAAGAATCTCTACGATTATGCAGGATGTCCATGGCCAGAAGGCTATATGGATAAAGAACATTGCTATGTATTCAATCATGAGGATATTGATCTTCTTTATTATCTTTGAATGCAGGATATTGAAGAGTTCAATTTCAGATTCAAATTGGATGAAGCAATCGAAAAAATAGAAAGTGAGGGATATAAACATGCCAAGAGCAAACGCAACAGCCAACAAAGCAACAGTTAAGAAAGCGGATCAAGTGATGGAGAATCAATTGGAAATCCCTGATTTCAATTTTGGCCAGCCAGTCAAGGAACAGCCGGAAGTGAATGTTCAGGTAATCTTTGAAAAGGGCAGAATCGACAAGGATGAAAAAGATGATTTATTCATCATATATGCATTCGCAATCATTATTACAGTCTTGAATTTTATCTTATTGTACAAACAAGTGTGGTAAAGAAAGGAGATTCTTTATGGAATTTAATGGAACAAAGGTGCCCATCGATGCGGCAGCAGCTGCATTGAATGTGACAGAAGCATTCATTCGAGTAGGTATGCAAAAAGGAAAGCTTCCTATTGGTTCATGCTTCAAGATGGATGATGGATCTAGCAAAACAGTCTATTACATCAGTCCAAAACTGTTGTATGAATATTCCGGATTTGCGTATGGTCCAAGCATTAAAAAAGACCACTCATGTGAAAGTGGCCAATCAAAAATGAACAACTAAATTATAAACAAATAACTCAAATCTTGCAACCTGGGTATTGCCGTAAGTGACGTGGTCTGTTAAAAAAAGGATCATTCTTTTCATAATAGATTGATATCTCAATACCTTCCTAAAACATTGTCATAAATGCAAGCACGTCAAAAAATCCATAATCGTAATCGATAAAACTTTCCTAAAGTTAGCAAAAAAAACACGTTTGAATTTGGGCATAAATAATTAGCAGACTGCAGTACTCAGGTTGCAAGATTTGAGTGTAAGGTAAAAAGGAGAAAATCAAAAATGAAACAATTTGTATTGAAAAAAAGTGGGAATGAATTCGATGATGAGTCGAAAAAATACACTGCAATGAATGACAAGCTAAATGAGCTTTATGAAAAGCTACAAGGCGATGTGTCGGAAGAAGAGGGTGACGCAATTATAGAAGAATTCCGGAATCTCATTAAGAATTGCGGAGCAGCATTTGAATTGAGAGTGATTCCTGGATTCGATAGTCCGGTTGTAACTGGTGAATCAAAGGCCGGCTCTTTAATCTTTGGAATTACCACAAATATGAAGCCTGATCTAATCACTGAATGCTTCAAAGCGTGTACGCAGGCTTTTTCAAAAGAGCTTGAAAGACAAATCAACATGAACGAGGTTGATCATCAGATTCATTGATCAGGAGGAAATATCAATATGGAAAAAAAGGGATACCGCGAACCAATAAAAGCGAGCTTAGGGGAAATACTTGAAAGAAATGCTCAAATCAATGAAATCAAGGAAAGATTCGACAAACTAAAGGAAGATATCGCAAAATCTAACAATCCTGATGATCTTGCGAAAATCAAATCTGAACTTAAAGAATACTTGGAATCTTTAGACAGTGCGTATGAAGTTCGTATTTCGCCTATGCTGGATATTGAAGCACATGCAAATCCTAGTATATATGCAATTGGATCTATATTTGATCTAGAAGCAGATCTGATTGCTTTGAAAGTGCAGTAGATGCGTTCAATGCTAGGATGAATCAAAAACTCAGAAGTTATTGTGAAATCAACAGTGGAAAGGGAAGAGGCAAGCGTTATGTCCATTAAGGCACGTAAATACAACACGAAGCTGCATAAGTATGAAGATGTTCTTCTTCCTGATGAATGCAGAACGTATGAAGAAGACATGGAAAAGATGGTGCCATGCGCACAGTGTGGCAGATTACACAAATATGGTGAGATGTACACATCGAGAGAAGTACATACTGCATATGGATTGGGATTTGCGGTCTGTAGAGAATGCTACGATGATGAAATGGACAGATTTCTAGCGGAGCATCCACCATTCAAGGAGGAATAGCGATGCCATTCTTTAAGGATATTGATGACTGGAGAGAATGGAACGACAATCGTTACATTGATGATCCAGGTGAACCAGAAGAAGAAAAAGAGGATGAATCAAATGAAGATGAATAAAGTAATCAAACATAAATTACCAGCTACTCATGAAGAGTGGCTGGACAATCGTCTAAAGGGAATCGGTGGCTCTGATGCTGGTTCCGTTCTAGGCATGAACAAATACAAATCGGCTTATGCACTATGGTGTGAAAAGACTGGCCGAATCCATAAGAACATTGACAATGAGCGTATGCGATTTGGTCGAGATGCGGAAGCTTATGTGGCCAGACGTTGGGAAGAAGAAACTGGCAAGAAATGTCGAAAGAGTGGATTTTCATTCCAATCTGTAGATCATCCATTCATGCTGGCCAATGTTGACCGCTTGGTCGTTGGTGAGGATGCAGGTCTAGAAATCAAGACCACGTCTGAATACAACAAAAATATATATTCGAAAGGAAATATTCCGCCTCAGTATTATGCACAGTGTATGCATTATATGGCGGTTACGGGTCTTTCTAAGTGGTATATAGCTATTTATATTCCAGGAGTTGACTTGTACTGCTATGAAGTCCTTAGAAGCGATGATGAAGTTAATGCACTGATCGAGCAGGAGAAAGAGTTCTGGAACTGTGTGGAGAATGACATTGAACCGCCAATCGATGGGTCGGATTCCACTGCACAAGCAATCAGTGAACTTCATCCAGTAGAAAATGATGAAGACAACATTGTGGATCTAACTCCATTGCAGCAGGAACTGGATGCATTGAAGATGGTCAAAGATAAAATCAAGGAGCTTCAGGATATTCAGAAAAAGCATGAGAATGAAGTTAAGAACTACTTAGGTGATTCTGGTATTGGAACATCTGACAAATTCAAAGTTACATGGAAAACATCGGTGTCAAATACATTCGATACTAAAGAATTCAGAAAAGATGAGCCTGAACTTTATGATCAATACTTAACACAAAGAAAAATGAGAAGATTTTTAGTCAAAGAACAGTAGGAGGATAAATACATATGACAACAACAAATCAACAAGGAATGATTGCAAAGACGCAGTCGAATAAAGTGGCCAAAAAGCAGCCACAAACAATTAAAGATTACATTTCTGTTATGTCAGGAGAAATCGCAAAGGCATTGCCTAGTGTAATGACTCCAGAACGATTCACACGAATCGCATTATCTGCAGTATCTAATAATGCCAAGCTAGCATCATGTACTCCACAGTCATTCTTGGCTGCAATGATGAATGCAGCACAATTAGGATTGGAGCCAAACACTCCGTTAGGACAAGCCTATCTGATTCCGTATGGTGGAGCTTGTCAGTTCCAGATTGGCTACAAGGGATTGATTGACCTGGCATATCGTTCAGGCGAAGTCAAGATGATTGATGCTCAAGTCGTTTATGAAAATGATGAGTTTGAGTATGAGCTTGGAATGGATCCAGTACTTAAACATAAACCTGCAAGAACAAATCGTGGTAAGCCGATCTATTATTATGCAACGTTCAAATTAGTGAATGGTGGCCAAGGATTCCAGGTCATGTCGTATGAAGATGTTCTTGATCATGCGAAAAAATATTCAAAATCATTTTCAAGTGGCCCATGGAAAACAAACTTTGATGAAATGGCCAAGAAAACAGTTTTAAAGAAATTGTTAAAATATGCACCATTAAAAACTGAATTCGTTAAGCAGGTGAATACAGATGAATCAATCAAGACAACGATTGAAGAAGATATGACAGAAGTTCCAAATGAATTCTTTGATGCAGAATATCAGGAACAGCCTGGTGAAGATCCAGTGACCGGAGAAATCAAAGAATAATGCGTTATCAGTTTGTAGTACCAGGAGAACCGGGGTCCAAAGGAAGACCTCGATTCTCTAATCGTGGTAAGTATGTAAGTGTACATACACCACCTAAAACGGTTGAATATGAGAATCTAGTACGATTAAGCTTCATGGAACAGTGTGGCACTCCAAGCATGCTGGAAGGGTCCCTGGAAGTGAAGATTTTCGCGTATTTCTCACCACCTAAGAAAGTATCAAAAGTGAAACTAAATAAGATGCTCGCAAATGAAATCCAACCACAAAAGAAGCCAGATTCCGACAACATTGCAAAGGTTGTACTGGACTCTTTAAATAAAGTGGCTTTCGAAGATGATAAGCAAGTATCAGACCTGCATGTCTTCAAGAGATATGCACAGAAACCATGCGTAATGGTAGTTATAAATGAAATAGAACCAAAAGAAGAATAGAAAGGATTGCATATGTCGGAAATCAAGGATAATAGCAAAGTTTATTATTGGATCAAGTTGAAGACTGATTTTTTCGAAAGTGACGCAATCGATTTTCTTTTATCCCAGGAAGACGGATGTAAATACGTAACCCTATACATAAAATTGTGCACCATGACATCAAACACAAATGGTGTTTTAGCTACAAAAATTGGCAATATATTAGTTCCATACACTGTCGATAAAATTGCACGTGACACAAAGTTTTTTTCCGCAGACACAGTCAGAGCGGCCCTTGAATTATTCCAGAATTTAAGACTGATTGTAGTGTCTGAGAACAATGTGATGAAGATTGCAAATTATGAATCGATGATTGGATCAGAAACCGGATGGGCACAAAAAAAGCGATTGTATCGTGAAAATAAACAGAAAAATCCGTCTGAAAAGAGTCCTAAAAAAGGCTCAAAAAACACTCGAAAAACGAGCTCAAAAACAGAGAAAAAATCGAAGGACAAAGTAGAGGACAATGTCCTGGACAAAAAAAGGACATTGTCCGATAAGAGATTAGAGTCTAGAGATAAGAGTCTAGAGTCTAGAAATAAGTCAGTCAGTAGTCAGAAGTTAGATAGTATGGCTGCGTCAAAAAGTGCAAAAAACGAAAATGTGCAGACTGACTGGACTGACTGTTTTGTTAAACCGTCCATTTCAGAAATCGTGGACTACATCCAGGAACACAACTTGAACGTAGATGCCAAAAAGTTTTGGAAACACTACGAATCCACCGGATGGAAGACAGGCAATGACCCTATCAGGGACTGGAAAGGACTTTTGAAGAAATGGAGCAAAGCGGAACGTGAAGAAGACAACCCAGGAATCAAAGCGATCCAGCTGGATGAGAAATTCTATGCCAAACCAGTCCAGATGTCAGAAGAGCAACTGCAAAGCGAATTAGCGCAGCTGCAGGAAAAAATCAAAAATGGAGAACTGTGAAAATGAAAACTAAAAAACAAACCGAAAAACAAGAACTCAAATACGCTCCTGGTGATAAAGTCGTTTATCACTGTGCAGGAGTGGACAGAGAAGGACTTATCGCATACGTTGACGATACAGACAACGTAGCACCATATCGAATCAACGGCATGAATATTCGTGAATCGGATATCGTCGAGAAAGTGGCAAAGCGACGTGGAAGACCCGCTGCCAAAAAGCAAGTCGAAGAAAAACCGGAGGTCGTAGTCAATGCAGCACCTAAACAGAAACCAGAAGAACCTCAGGTGGTTGAATCCATCCAGGAAGAAGAACCACAAGTCGAGCCGACACTTGTCGAGAAGTATCAGGCTTTTAAGAGCACGATCAACATGGCGGAATTCAACGAGCTGGTCGACTTGGTTACTGCGGACACGAAAAAGATGCGTGAGTTGATGGCCAAATCCATGCAGTCAATCGCGAATGATTGCGGATTAAAAGCGTGAGCTTATGCAGGATATCAACAGAGTCGTTCTGATTGGCCGATTGACACGTGATCCAGAACTTAGAAAGACGCAAAACGGAACAAGCGTGTGTTCGTTTACCTTGGCGGTTAATCGAAGACAGAATCAAGACGGAACACAAGATGCTGATTTCATCAACTGTGTTGCATGGAATAAACTGGCCGACAACATCCAACTGTACCAGAAGAAAGGGAATCAGCTAGGCATTGAAGGCCGAATCAATACACGCTCATACGACAACCAGCAAGGACAAAAAGTCTATGTCACAGAAGTCATCGCAGAGAACGTGCAGTTTTTGACACCTAGAAATGATTTTAACGAGCAAAACACTCTAGGAGTTACAAATACCTATGGCACTCAAAGTTACGCTCAGAATCAATCGTATGGAGCTCAGACAAGGAATCACAATCAATCGAATGTGCAGTATGCGCAGAGCTTGACTCAACAAGCCGAAGTTGATGCTCTTGAGATTGCATCGGATGATTTGCCTTTCTGACGAAGAATGGCGAAGTTTTAAAGAAGGATTGAAAATGCAAATTGTAGTAAGAACATATCCTGACAACTATGAAGCTCTTAGTAAAGCACTTGAGGCAGGATATGAAGTTAAATTTGCAACTCAAATTGGCAATATGATCGAATATATTTGTGGAAAAAATGAATCGCCGATAGAACGCCTTTTAGGCGATTAACAAGAAAAATGAGAAGTCTCAAAAATGATTATTTTTGATTACATACAGATACTGACGATTTACGTGAGAGTTTAGGAGAAAGAAAATGACGAGCAAAGATATTGAATTAGTTAAAGAAATGTTGAGAATGCAAGAATCTTTAGATCAAAAAATCATGAAAGCTCATGATTTAAAAAGTATTTCAAAACAACAATTAAATATGGCTATTTTAGATGAAGTGGGTGAATTAACCCATGAATTAAAAGGCAACTGGTGCTGGTGGAAGAAATCTCAGGAACCAGTCGACAGAAACAAAGCTCTGGAAGAGTTGGTGGATGTCTTCCACTTCGTCTTGATCTACGAATTGCTTTACGGGAAAAGAACCTATTTGACTAATTCTGGGTACGATCAATATAACTATTCGCATATGGTGCAAGTAGATATCGGTTTTGGTATAGCAAATGCATTGATTACCATACTTAAACTTGTAGATTGTCGATTAATGTATCTATTGGCACTGAGCGAACACTTAGGATTCTGCCTGGAAGAAGTCTATGCAGCTTATATGAGAAAGAACGCGATCAATATGGAAAGGTTAAAGAATGGGTACTAGGTATGTGGATCAGAAGTCAAGATAGAAAAGCATTATTAAATGTAAATCAAGTATTAATTAGTCCAAGTGTAGATGGAAGCATATATTACATAAGCGATTCTTTAGGAGAAGAAAGTAATGTATTAGGCATTTATACAGGCGAAGAAAAAGCTTTAAGAGTTTTAGATGAAATTCAAGGAAAAATTGAACGTCCTTATCCAAGTAAAGTCACACCAGCTTTCGGCACAAATTGCTATTGTTTAAGTGAAAAAGGCCAATTTTACGAAATGCCTGCAGATGAGGATGTTAAGGCATGACAGAAAAAGATTTAGAAGAACATGAGGAGGACTTTTAATGTCAAAGAAAAAGAGAAAGATTGTAAACCAGGAACAACACTCATTCGAATTCTTGAGTTTTGAATTAGATTCGCAAACTTATCTTAAAACACTCACAAAACAAGAACTAATCGACTATATCTATATGGTTTATGACAATTGGAGTGGTATTGATATCATGACGGAACGCGTCAGAAAGTTAGGCATAGAGACGTATAGAAAATTGCTGATCAACAGAGAAGCTCTTAAATTGTTTGTGGATTGGGCCGAGGAATGTGACTTTGGCTATGATCAACTACCTGAGGAATATGAAAAATATAAAACGGACCTGGAAGAAAAAGGTTTAGATTATTGCGAAGGGTTGAGATACATTGCCATCCAGGAAGCAAAAGAAGCTCTTAAAGTGTACGAAAATCATGTAGAAATGATGGATGAAAAGTTGGATGAATGGGAGAAGTAAAGAAATGAAGACTTTAGAAGAATTAGAACAAGAATACAATAAAAAGAAGGACCAGTATGAAACAGCACTAACTGCTGTAGCACATGCTGGATCCAACAAAGTAGAAGTACAGAGAGCTGCAGCTATTTTAGACATTTCTTATGATGAATGTCAGAAAGCTTATACAGAATGGCAGGAGGCTGTTAACAATGCCTAGTGCACTATGGTTTGTTGGCGGTGTGTTCGTTGGAATGATGGTGTCATGTGTGCTGTTCTTGTTTGTGATGGGAGCACATGAAGATGATTACTACGAAGGATTCGACGATACCAAATGAGTTCGGAAATTCACAACAAAGAAATCAAAGATGAATGCGATTCATTATTGAATTACTTTCGTTTCGTTCGAAATGCAACGAAAGACGAATCGTTTGACCTGGATAATAAACTGGATCATGTCATTGATTACATTGCTAAATTAGAGCGTGAGAATCTAGGGTTGAAAGAATACAAACTACATCAGGAAAGAGCAAATGAACGCAGATATCGTAGTGGGGAAGAGTCCTGGCACAGAGGGTCAGTTGTCGCAAAGAAGAAGTAGGTGGTTAAATTGAACAAATTAAAAGTAAATCAAATGTTGAATGACTTGAAGTCGGCTAATTATTGCTGCTATCGAATTATTGAATTGAACGAAGAACTTGAAGTTCTGAATCATAAAATGTTAGGGCTTAGTCATAATCCAATTAGGTTGACAAAGGAGCAGGAGAAATCCAGTGCTCCTATGCCGACCTTTCATGGTTCTTATACAAGCCCTTTAGGAATGATGGAGGAAGAATCTCAAAAGGTGGCAGAAATCAACTATTATCGTAGACGTTTAAATGAATGTAAAGCGATAGAACTTCTATCTTTGCGCGATCAGAATATTTTGTTTGATCTATACTTCTGGAATATGAATGCATGGGATGTTGCAGAAAAATATGGTTATACGAAGCGCGGAATGTATAAACATATACGCGATGGATTAAGTAAATTGATATGATGAATTAAATTTTTATAAAAAATATATATTGAGTATGCTTTATGTATAGGTTAAGCATTAATTTGTTTGCTTTTCAAGTCCTTGTAATTATTAAAATTATTGCTATTATTATCTAGTCGAAGCGATAAAAAGCTTCCAGGAGGATATAGCAACATGGCGCTGCAAAGCTTAACGAAAGTTGAGGGTAACGGCAGCTAATAAAATATGGAGTTTTAACAATGGAATATTTAGTTATTCTAGTTGTTATTTTATATTTAGTGTCACGCTAGTGACATAAAAAATCCTACACCAACCTCCAAAATCAGGTGTAGGTATATTAGTTGCAATTATCCTCAAAAAATAAAAAAGAGATGTATTGGCGTACATCTCTTTTTTATGCTTAACCGTGATAAAACGATTGAAGCAATCCTCCTTTTTCGAACCTCAAACAGATATTTATACAGTTCATTTATATATTAGTTGCTGTCTTTCGACATACTTATTATAACTGTGAATACAAATCGTGACAAGATTTTCTTTGTGATTTAATTCACATAAAAAGAGTTCCCTAGGGAACTGGAATTCCGTGGTAAACTAATATCATAAGAAATTATGTCAAGACAGAGGTCTTGGCTTTTTTTATGCAAGAAAGGAGGAATTCTATGGCTAAACTGACTGAAAAGCAAAAGCTTTTCTGTGAGAAATATTTGATAACGATGAACGCAGTGGATGCTTATTTGGAAGTTTATAAGAATTGCAAGAGCCGAGATAATGCATCAAAGCATGCATCCAGGTTATTAGCTTTACCGCATATCAGAGAATATGTGGATGAGTGTTTTGAGAAAGTGCACAGTAACAATGTGGCAGATGTTCAAGAAGTCATGGAATACCTCACAAAAGTAATGCGACGAGAAATGAAAGAATCTGTTGTCGTTACAGTGACAAAAGAACATTCAGAGTATGTCGATACAGGAGATGGAAAACCAAGAAAGAAAACGGTCAAAGAAGAAGTTCCTCAAATCGTTGAGATTCCTGCAAAGCTTTCTGATGCAAATAAAGCTGCGGAATTGCTTGGAAAAAGATATGCATTGTTCACAGATAAGGTTCAAGCGGAAATCGTAGTTCCTAAGTTCGAAGGAGAGGATGAGCTTGAAGACTAAAACTATCAAGTTACCCGAACTAGTAGGAAAAGGATATAAGTCCTATTGGAACTTTAGAGGTCGTTATGATGTATGCAAAGGTTCTCGTGCTTCCAAAAAGTCGAAAACAACCGCATTGCGCATCATATACAACATGATGAAATACGATCAGTCGAATACTCTTGTTGTTCGTAAGACATATCGAACGCTAAAAGATTCGTGTTTTACCGATTTAAAGTGGGCAACAAAAAGGTTGGAAGTTGAAAACTTATGGGAATTCAAGTATTCACCTTTAGAAGCAACCTATCTTCGAACTGGTCAAAAGATTCTTTTTAGAGGACTTGATGATCCATTAAAAGTAACATCTATCACAGTTGAATATGGGTATTTATGTTGGGCATGGCTTGAAGAATCCTATGAGATAACAAGTGAAAAAGACTTTGATACATTAGATGAGTCCATTCGTGGTGAGCTACCACCTCATCTTTGGAAACAGTGGATGATTACATTCAACCCATGGAATGAACACCATTGGCTTAAAAAAAGATTCTTTGATGCAGAGAATGACCCTGATATTTTAGCTATCACAACAAACTATACTTGTAATGAATGGCTGGATGATGCCGATTTAAGGTTGTTTGAAAATATGAAGAAGAATAATCCTAGACGATATCAAGTGGCAGGTCTTGGTAACTGGGGTATTGTTGAAGGATTGGTTTATGAGAATTGGAAAGAAGAAGAATTTACACTAGATCAGGTTATTGACTGTGAATCTGTAAATGGTATCGACTTCGGTTATACAAATGATCCTGCTGCAGTTTTTATAGGTTTCATTGATACAGAACATAAAAAGCTCTATGTTTGGGATGAAATTTATAAAAAAGGTCTTTCTAATAAAAGGCTTTATGAAGAGATTGAAAGCTCACATTATCAAAAGAAGTCTTTTACGGCAGATTGTGCAGAACCTAAGTCGATTGATGAGCTTAGAGGGTATGGACTTCGTGTTGAAAAGTCACAAAAGGGAAAGGATTCCATCACACATGGAATTCAGTATATTCAAGATTTTGAAATTATCATTCATCCTAGATGTGTTAATTTCATAACTGAAATAGGAAACTACACATGGGATGAAGATAGATTGGGCAACAAAATTAACCGTCCAATTGATGATTTCAACCACTTAATGGACTCGATGCGTTATGCAGTTGAAAAATATGCATTTGGCCGAGTTAAAGTAAGGACATTTAAAGGAGGTATTTAATGAACGCATACATTATTCAACCAGATACGATATTTAAATTATCTGACGACAAAGATATCCTCAACATTGAAGTGTTAAATGGATTGATAACAAAGCATAAATCATTAATCACAGACAGATATAAAAAGCTATATGATGCCTATATTGGAGATTATCCAATCTTGCATCAAGCCAATAAAGAAGCCTATAAACCCGATAACCGTGTGGTGGTCAACTTTGCAAAATACATTGTTGACACATTCAACGGTTTTTTTATTGGCGTTCCAATCAAAGTGTCATCTAAGAAAAAAGAAATTGATGATTATATCAACTTGCTAGATAAATACAATGATCAGGACGACAACAATGCAGAACTATCTAAGATTTGTAGTGTTTTTGGAAAAGGATATGAATTGTATTTCAATGATGATTATGGAAATTTAGGAATCACTTATTTAGATCCAAGAGAAGGATTCATGGTTTATGATGAATCAACAGTTCAGAAACCTAGATATTTTGTAACATATCATATTGTTGATGAAGTAATGCGTGGATATATCTATGATAAAACATATAAGTATGAGTTCAATGATAAAGGCGGTCTTCATGTATTTGATGGTGTAGAGCATGGATTCAACGATATTCCGGCCACTGAATTTATTGAGAATGAAGAACGTATGTCTATTTTTGAATCAACATACAGTTTGATCAATGCCTATAACAAGGCAATGTCAGAAAAAGCAAATGATGTTGATTATTTCGCAGATGCCTATTTAAAAATCTTAGGTCCTAAATTAGAAGAGTCAGATTTGGTACACATCCGTGATAATCGAACAATTAACTTTGAGTCAATGGATGGAAGTGGTGATGGAATCGTAGTTGATTTCATGTCAAAGCCAAATGCAGATGCAACACAGGAAAATCTGATCAACAGATTAGAGCGTTTAATCTTCCAAAACTCAATGGTGGCCAATATCAATGATGAGAACTTTGGAACGTCATCAGGTATTGCATTGAGATATAAGCTTCTTTCTATGTCAAACCTGGCAAAAGCAAAAGAGCGTAAGTTCACGTCTGGAATGAATCGTAGATATCGTGTCTTATTTAGTAATGCGATCACACATCGTTCTGAGAATGACTGGCTTGAGGTTGAATACAAGTTTACACAAAACTATCCTGCAAACTTATTAGAAGAAGCACAGACTGCTGCACAATTATCAGGAATCGTGTCTCACGAAACCCAGTTGTCGTTTATCTCGGCAGTTGAGGATACAAATGCCGAAATGGAACGTATCAAAAAGGAAGATGAGAATGATATGGTAGAAACTGAAAACCGAATCTTCCAAAATAATGAGGATTCACAACACAATGAGCAGTAAAACATATTGGCGAGATCGTGAGCTTGAATGGAAAAAGAAACACTTAAAAGATGAAAAGCAATATGCGGATGAGATACAAGAAATATATGCAAATATGATGGATTCGGTTGGAAAGGAAATCGAATCCTTTTTTACTCGCTATGCAAATAAAGAAAACATCACTATAGCAGAAGCTAAAAAAAGAGTTTCAAACATAGAAATCGAGGCATATCAAAGAAAAGCTAAGAAGTATGTAAAGGAAAAGAACTTTTCAGATGAAGCCAATGAACAGATGAGACTTTATAATCTTGCAATGAAAGTCAACCGATTGGAACTTTTAAAAGCAAACATCGGATTAGAACTTGTGGCAGGGCATGATGAATTGAAATCGTATACTGGTGATAAGCTAGAAGGTGCGTATTTAGAAGAGATCAAACGTAATGCTTCTATCTTAGGCGATACAGTGATTGACAATGCGAAGACGGCCAAAGCAGTAGCAGATTCATCTTTTAAGAACGCAACCTTTTCAGAACGAATTTGGGTCAATCAAGACCAGTTAAAAAACAGTTTATCCAGTGTTTTATCCAATGCATTGATTCAAGGTAAGAATCCTAGAGAATTTATTCCGCTCATTCGTAAAAAGTTCGATGTCTCAAGATGCAATGCAGAAAGATTGTTGCGAACAGAAATTGCACGAGTTCAAACACAAGCGCAGGCAGAATCTTATGAAGCAAACGGAATAGATGAGTATGAATATGTGGCATGCGGATTAAAAGATGTATGTCCATTATGTAAAGAAATGGATGGTAAAACATTCAAGCTTAAAGACATGGAAATAGGCGAAAATGCTCCACCAATGCATCCAAACTGCCATTGTGCAACGGCACCACATTCAGACCGTAAGGAGTATGAAAAATGGCTAGATGGATTAGCAAATGGAGAGCATAGTTTAAGGTTTGACGAGTGGAAAGAAAAACAGGCTTTGCATGAAAATAAAAAAGGACCAATCACAGTAATAACCGAATCTGCTATAAATAGGGTCCCACTTATGAAGCTTACTAGACTTACTGAAAAAGAGGCTAAAAAATTACAAGCGATTCACAAGCGATTATTGGAAGAATCTAGAGTTCACAACCAATCAAATGAAGTAGGGTATAAAATGACTCCTGACTTTAAGCCAAAAGAAACAAAATATGGTTCTGATGATAAATTGATCTTTTCAAGTGTAAGTATTTCACCTAAGACTTATGTAGCGCACAATCATCCAAGAAATAATAGTTATTCTATAAATGACTTGCTTTTTTTCTATGAGAATGAGGACGTTCAGCTATTAACTATTGTAAAAAATAATGGTAATATAGAATTACTAGATAAGGCAAACTTTGATAAGGGTAAATTTAAAACCCTAGTACGACGAAATATAAAAAAATATACTTCTAATAAAGGTGAAATTGACTATGATAAAGTAATTAGTCAAACTTTAAAAGAAGCATCTAAGAAAGGACTGATAGAATGGATGAAAAGCTAAATACTAACGTGTTAGATGGGTCTGAAGAAGAACAAGAAAGACAATTGAAATTGTGGCTGGGATTATCACCGGATCAGTCATTTGCGGATTTGCCTGATATTCCAGAAAATCTTGAAGAGAATGAAAACTAGGTAAAGAAAGATATGGTAATAAAAATGGCTAGTAACGATATGCAGGTATTGATGTACAAGATTTTAAAGTATTTATATGAATGTATGAAACTTGGTAAAGAAGCAAAGCTAGAAGACTTTTCTTATAGCTCGGAACTGTTTGATGTTCCTAAAAGCTATTGGTTGGAAGTTATTTCCACATTAGTAAGCCACGGATACATCAAAGGGTTTAAGATATATGAAAACAAGTATAAAGACGTTAAATTCTATATCGAAACAAATCCACCTTTCAAGATTACCTATGAAGGTGTTATCTTTTTGGAAGAAAACAGTGGTATGAAAAAAGCGTCTGAATTTGTAAAAGATTCTTTTAACGTTGTGTTATCCTCTTTGCTGGGCGTTATTCTATAGAAAAAGGAGATATGTCATGGCAAGAGATGATTATTTTGTAATTGTATATCAGGTGCTTAAGTACTTATATGATTGCTTGAAAAAAGGTGAAAAGCCAGAACGTTCCTTTTTGACGGCATCTCAATATTCGCTACCAGAGCCATATTGGGAGTACATTATTGCAGCTCTTTTAAGAGATGGCTATATTGTTGGAATTGATCCAGAAAATACAAAAGATGGTATTTGCTGGGGAGATTTAACCAAGGCTTTAATTACTCCGAAAGGTATTGAATACCTATTTGAAAATTCTATGCTTCAAAAAGTAAAGAAAACCCTGAAGGATGTAAAAGATATTATTCCAGGATTTTAAAAAATTGGGTCACTCAAACGAGTGGCCCTTTCTTATACCAAAATGAAACAGGTGATACTATGTGATAAAAATTAAGATTAAACAGACAGAAAGTGATTGCCTGATTGAAGTACATGGCCATGCTCGTTACGCTCCGATAGGAAAGGATATCGTCTGCAGCGCTATCTCAGTACTATTTTTGACATTGGCCAATTCAATCGACGAAACATCCGATGCACTTTGCAGATATTACGCACCTGATAAAGATAGCAAGACGTTGTATATCTCAGGACTAGATCTTGCTGGAGAATTAGCAATTAATTTCTTCAGAGTTGGATGCAAAGGCACAGAAGAAGCATATCCTGAATGTGTGGAACTGAGAGATATGTAATCACAAATATTTGGAGCGTGTCGAAAGACAATATTATGATCAATGGCTAGAATGCATCGTTGAAGTACGTAATCAACGGTGCATTTTTTGTGGAAAAGCCAAGACTTATAAAGCCTACATATCCACATTACCAAACAAGACCAAGCATTCACGTCGTTAAACTGTATGGGTTATAGGCCAAGCATTTAAGCCTTAAAAAGATATGGGATATGACAAGCAAAGTCAGAAAAATAGGAGGAAATATAAATATGAAAAAATTCAATGACAGACTACCTTTTTGCTTACAACTTTTTGCAGATGAAACTTCAGGCGAAAATGAGAGTACAGGAACAGAAAACACTCAATCAAATCAGACTCAATCAACTGAAGGGCAAGACAACCAAGAAAAAGACAAATCATCTGAAAAGAAGTATTCAGATAAAGATTTGGATGCGATTCTTGATAAAAGGTTTGCACGTTGGAAAGCTGATCAAGAAAAAGAAAAAGCAGAAGCTAAGCGCTTAGCAGATATGAATGCACAAGAACGAGCAGAAGCAGAACGTGACAAAGTGCAAAAAGAGCTAGATGAATTGAAAGCAAAAAACGCAATCGCAGAAATGACAAATGAAGCACGTAAAATGTGCACAGAGCACAATATTAACGTTGGTGATGACCTTTTATCTGTTCTAGTTAATCAAGACGCAGATAAAACAAAGAAAGCGGTTGATACATTTGTTAAGATGTTTGAACAAGAAGTAGAAAAAGCAGTTAAAGAAAAACTGAAAGGCAACGGTCCTAAACGTGGTGGTTCAAACAAAGGGGTAACTCGTGAATCAATCTTGAATATCACTGATCCAATGGAAAGACAACGCATGATTGCGGAAAATATGGATTTATTCCAGTAATAGAAAAAGGAGAACTAACATATGAAAAAAATTTATAAAGGTATGAACTTGCAAATGTTCGCAGCACCTGAAGGATTAACAGGAACAGGCAACATCCAAGTTAGAGCACACGAAATTGATTTTGTTACTAGTTTTGGAAAGAATATCCAGGCTTTATTGGATGTATTAGGAATCATTCGTCCAATCCGTAAAGCAAATGGTTCTGTTTTAAAAACAAAGAAAGTAACAGGAACATTAAAAGATGGACATGTAGCAGAAGGTGAATCAATTCCATTAAGTGAATACAATGTTGAAGAAGACGTTTTTGATACAATCAAAATTGAAAAATTCCGTAAAGCGGTACCTATTGAAGCAATTGCAGAAAAAGGATATGAAGCTGCGGTTGCCGATACTGACGAACAGTTCCGTATCGATTTGCAAGATAACGTCACTGATCGCTTATATAATCAGTTGAATTCAGGAAGCTTAGTAGGACATGAAGCAACTTGGCAATTAGCTATCGCAATGGCAATCGGTAATGTTAAACTTAAATTCCAACAGATGAAACGAAATGTTACAGGCATTGCCGTATTCGTAAACACATTGGATGCGTATCGCTATTTAGGAGAAGCTAATGTATCTATGCAGACTGCATTCGGCTTAACATACATTAAGAACTTCTTAGGAGCAGATATTGTATTCTTAACAGACCGAGTTGCAGAAAAAACAGTAGTGGCTACTCCAATGAACAACATCATTGCATATTATGTAGATCCAAGTGATTCTGAATTTGTTAAAGCAGGACTTTCATATACAACTGATAGTACAACTGGCTTCTTAGGATTCCATGTGGAAGGAAACTATGACCGTGCTATTTCTGATATGTTCGCTATCATGGGATTACGTTTAATGTGTGAATACCAAGATGCAATTGCACACTTTGCAGTAGGTGGTTCTGATACTCAGACATTGCGTGATTTAACTTTAACAGCTTCTAAAGGTGAAGAAGAAGGCACTACAAAAGTAGCAGTTGCAGAACAGTTACAATCTATGAATAACAAATTCAAATATAAGGTAGGAGCTTCTGAAGACACTGTTGCTTATGGTGCAGATGTAAAATCATGGAAGAACTTCGAAGAAGGAGTTGATATTAAGGCAGCAGCAACAAATCACTGCACTGTTGTAGAATGCGATAAAAACTACAAAGCAGTATCTAAAGGCGATGTAGTTGTTGATTTAAAGGCATAGGTGATTGAAGATGTCGACAACAACCGTACTAAATGATGTAAAACTTCTTCTTGGTTTGCAAACTGATGATGAAAAGCTAGAGACCATTGTAAGACTTACGGAAGGTCGACTTAAAGCGCTTCTAAGCGTCAAAACCATACCGGATGAGCTCGAATATATCATTACAGAAGTGTCTATCAAACGCTTTAACAGGATCGGTTCTGAAGGCGTTCAAACGCATTCAGTTGAAGGGGAGTCAATGTCATTTAACGATGATGACTTCTCTTCTTTCTCTTCTGAGATTCAGGCATGGAGAGATGAGCAAGCCAGTCAGAATAAAGGGAGGGTACGATTCTTATGAGGTATGACACTCCTATCTTTTTTCAACATATTGTTCGTGGAGGCTACAATGCCGAGACCGGTAATTATGACGATGATGTAGTTCCAGAAGATAAGGTATATGCATCTGTAATGGATACAAAGACAGAGACGATTATGCAAATCTACGGAAAACTTAGACAAGGTTCTCTAACAGTCCATATTCAGAATTCATATAACTATTCTTTTGATTTCATTCGTATTGGATCTAAAAGATACAAAGTCGATTACAGAAGGAAGTTAAGAGTAAAAGAAACCTTCATTCTTTCCGAGGTTCAGTAGTGGCCACAGTAAAGATTAAAGGATTAAAACGTCTTCAAAAAAGCCTTAAAGACAATGCGACTCTTTCAGATGTTAAGACTGTGGTAAAACAGAATGGCATTGAGATGCAGGCTAAAATGGTACGTAATGCCGTGTTTGACAGAGGTTACTCTACAGGTGCTACTAAGCGAAGTATCAGAGGCCAGTCAATCAATGGTGGCTTTGCCTACAAGGCAGGACCTGGAACACATTACAGTCCATATGTCGAGTACGGTACGCGTTTTATGAGTGCTCAGCCTTTTGTCAGACCTGCCTATAACGACCAGAAAGTTATTTTCGAGAGAGATCTCAAGAAACTAGTAAAGTAGGTGAATATATATGGATGCGCAACAGGAACTGTTCAGTGCTTTACTGGTACAGTTAAAAGAACAATTTAAAGATAAAGGAGTAGGTGTATATGATGGCTTTTTGCCACCAGAAGGAACAGCCTACCCTTTTGTTTATCTAGCAGATAGTCAGTTTGTTGATTCTTATGACAACAAAACCATGATTCGAGGTCGAGCGTATCAGACCATTGATTTATGGCATAACAATTGTCGAGAACGTGGAACTGTTTCCGATATATTGAATCGCATCAAGGACCTTTCGCGTAGGGTACAAAAAACGAAAAAATACTGCTGGAGAATCAGACATATAGAACAGCGTATATTGTCTGACAATACAACCAGTGAACCATTATTGCATGGTGTGCTGGAGCTGGAATATGAAATAACAGGAGGAATAGAAAATGCTTAAATATGATTTACAAATTTTTGCAGATGCTGCGCTAGAAGCAGTACAAGGTAGCGATATTGTATACATGTATCGTTTATTAGAAAAAGCATCTAGTCAAACTGCAAAGGGATTGGCTTTTACAACAGAGAATGAAGAGTCGATGTCTGCAGATTCAGACACAACTGAAACTAAAGATGGTTTGGTAGCTAAGGCTGGAAGTGTGTCTATTGAAATCACAGCATCATCTATCTTGTCCAAAGGTGATACATTGATTGATGATTTAACGAGTGCTTTGAAGAATCGTAAAAAAGTAGAATTGTGGAAAATCAATATGAAAGAGCCACAGGCATCAGGTGATGGAAATAAATATAAAGCAACTTACTATCACGCATATTTGACCGAAAAGAGTGAAACTTCTGCATCTGATGATTTAGCACAATTGGAATTGACATTCCAAGTAGATGGAAAAGGTGCAGACGGATACGCAACAGTTACTGCCGAACAGAAAGCTTTAATTGAGTATGCATTCCAGGATACAACTCAAGCAGCTGCAAAATAGTTAACACAAATACAGAGGACGTACTGATATAGCACGTCCTTTTTACTTATTAAAGAAAAGGAGACTTAAAAATGAAACCATTACAACTTGAAATTAACGGAACCTTATATGACTTTACCGCGGACTTTGCTTTTTTACGTGAAATCAACAAGGGAGTAAAAGTCAGTGTTGATGAGAACGTGAAAAAAGATGTCGGATTATCATATCAAGTATCTTTTATGCTTGCTGGTGATATGGAGGCTCTTGTAACTGTATTAATGGCTATGAACGCCGGACAAAAGCCAAGAGTAAAGAAAGAGGACCTAGAAAAATATATCGTTGATGCAGAAGATATTGAAGGTCTAGTAGATAGCGTGCTTGATTTTTTATCTACTGCGAATGTATCTCATACAATCGTAAGCAAAATGCTATTGGAGGTAGGATACATTCCAATGAAGAACAGAGCGCCTCAGGAAGCATAGAAAAGTTTGATTTCAATGAACAGTATGAACAGATAGCGATTAACTGCTTTCGTTACTTTAACTTTAAAGACCTAAGTGAAGTTGATGCACTTACACCTAAGGAATATCGATTGAAGATTAAAGCACTCGAATATGCAGAAGTAGATCAGCTTTATCATTTACACCTTCAGGCCTATTTAAATATGACTGCACAGGCCGAGAAAAAGTCAGGCCGTAAGATCAAAAAAGTATTTGATACCTTTCAGAAGTTTTTTGATTATGATGCGGCTCTTGAAGGGCTATGTAGTGAAAAGAGCACAAAGAAAAAGTCCATACTGGAGCGCGTAAGCGAATTTATGAAAAAAAAGGAAAAGGAGAACTAGATGAACATAAGGAGGTACACATATGGCAGAAAGCTATAGCGTTGAAGCCATACTATCGGCTACCGATAAAAACATGTCGTCCACGTTCAAAAAGGCCCTGGGAGTGTGCAATTCCTTTGGATCTCAAGTCAAGTCTATTGTAGCTGGTGTAGGTGTAACAAAGGCCTTAGGTGCCGCTATGAACACAGTAACCACTTCATTAGATGGAGCCATCACTAGATTTGATACATTACACAGTTATCCAAAAGTAATGAACTCTTTAGGCTTTTCAACAGATGCAGCCAAAGCTTCTGTATCAAAGTTAAATGCCTCTGTGCAGGGATTGCCTACTTCCTTATCCGATATTGTTAAAAGCGCACAGTCTTTGACCTCTGTAACTGGAAATATGGACAAGGCTACAGACACGGCTATTGCATTGAACCATGCCTTGCTGGCATCCAGTGCTTCCACGGAAGATGTCAGTCGAGCACAACAGCAGTATTCTCAGATGCTAGCTACTGGCAAGCCGGATATGCAGTCATGGAGAACTCTTCAGGAGACCATGGCACCAGCATTGTCTAAAACAGCTAAAAAGCTAGGGATTGTTTCAGGTAACACAAATGAGCTGTATGCGGCTATGAAAAGCGGCCAGATTACATTTGATCAGTTCAATGCAGCCTTGATTGAGTGTGATACAGAAGCAGGTGGTTTTGCAGAAACCGCATTAAGCGCATCTAAAACGATTCGCACAGGCTTTACTAATATAAAGTCTGCCGTAGAGAACACTGAAATGCGTATCATCAGTGCTTTTAATAACATTCTAGACAGTCAAGGATTTGGAAGCTTTGTAGATATTCTGGATAAGGTTAAATCATCTATATACAGTCTTTCAGGAGCCTTTATGGAAACTAAGGACGGTATCGACTATGCATTTAAACCGGCTATCCTACAGGACTTTATGAGTGCAATCAACACTATGAAGACAAAAGTAAGAAGTGCAATGAATGCATTTAAGGATACCGGCGCTATTCAAGAAGCGAAGAAAGCATTAGACAAGTTTGGCCAGGCCTTTAATAAAATAGGGGATGCCTTGGCAAACTCTATGCTTTTAGAAACTATTGCAAATATCTTTGGTCAAATTGTTGGTACAGCTTCTTATTTTGCTGGAGAAATCGCAAGTCAGTTTTCAAGCCTGATTGATATCAATGGAATTACCAATACTTGTAATCAGGTAAAACAGGTTTTCTCTGACATGGCAAAAGCCTTGAAAGGTGCCTGGGAGAAATTCAGAGATACTGGAGCTATACAGGCTTGTGCATCTGCCTTAAGTGCTGTTAAGGATGCAGTACTTCATGTAATGGATGCCTGCGCTCAAAGTGGTGTGATCGAAAATCTTGCGAATGCCTTCGGTAAAGTTGTAAAGAATATTGCCGATGTTGTTAAAAAGATTGCTGAGTTTGTAAGTGCACTGGATCCAGGAACGATTCAAACCGTACTTAAAGCAGTGACTGGCTTATTCCTGGCTTTTAAAGGATATAAAGCCGTACAAAGCGGAATATCACATCTGAAGAACTTTGGAAGTGCGGCTAAGAATGCCGGCGCTAATGCTAAAGATGCTGTTAGCAATGTAAAAAATCTTATAAGTGCTATCAAGGAATCTGCAAGTACAAAGAGCCTGGACCCATTGAAAAATCTCTTCAAAAAGAAAAAAGATGATTCAGATGAATCTGGGGACAGTGTTCCAAATACAGGCGGAATTGACAAGATCAAGGCCAAGTATGAAGGTATCGCTAAAGTGGTTGAATCTGTTGGCAATACGATCAAGACAAGTATTGAAGGTATTGGAACGGCTATTTCAGGCATTCTTGACAGTATTACTCAAGGAATTTCCTTAGTAATTGAAACTTTAGGAACCGCTATCTCAGGTATCGTTACATCCTTAGGCAGTGCTATTTCAACGGCAGCACAAGGTATTGGTACCGGTATTGCGACTATCTTCAGAGGATTAGGTGAGGCCTTGGCTATGATTCCACCAACAACATGGTTAGGTATTGCTGCAGCCGCTCTTGCAGTTGGCGCTGCGTTTGCCTTAGCCGGTTCACAGGGTGAAGGATTGCAGATGATTCTGAACGGTGTAGCTACTGTTGTGACTGCGTTAGGACCAGTGATTCAGGCAGTCTTTGAAGGTATCTGTAGCACAATAGAGTCATTCGGAAGCATTATTGCAACGGTATTCAATGGAATATCAGGAGTTATTACTGCATTTGGAGAAGCAGTCTCAGGAGTACTACAGTCTGTGTCGGGTGTTATTGATTCTATTGGTACGGCTGCTTTGAATGCGGGTAAAGGGTTCAAGGAATTAGCTAAAGGAATTCAGATTATTACAGGATTAAATCTATTGGATATGGGAGCTAGCTTAGCGGCAGTTGCAGCCGGTATTGGAGCTATATCTGCAGCTTCTGTAGGTATAGGTAGTGCGGGTACTCAGATGATGGCCCTTGTAACGGCTATCGGCATGGTAGGTACTACATTTGCTAGTACATCGGCTACAGTGACAGCCTCATTGAATAGCATTATCAGTGCAATGTCTGCAGCAGAAGCTAGAGCTTCAGCATCAGGAACAGCAATGGGTACTAAGTTCACATCAGGACTTAAAGGGGGCTTATCAAAGGGCGTGTCTGTCGCAAGATCTTCATGCAATAACATTATCAGTGCATTCAATGCGTGTCAGTCAAGAGCACAATATTGTGGTCAGATGATTGGCCAAGGACTTGCAAACGGCTTAAGAGCAAGCGAAGGTTCAGTCAGAGCGGCGGCCGCTAGTTTGGCAGCTGCAGCAGATGCGGCAATTCAGGCCAAGGCTAAGATTGGATCACCTTCTAAAGTTCAGTATAAGAATGGTATATGGTGGGCCCAAGGTTTAGTCAACGGTATGAAGGCTATGAAGACAAAGGTCAAAGAAGTTGCTTCAGACATCTTGTATATGCCAAACATGCTGCAACCTAACTTATCTTATTCAGGAATGACGACATCTTTGAATAGTGACTATACATACTCAATGAGCGGTGAATACATCATTGAGGTGCCTTTAGAAATAGATGGTCGTGAAATGGCGAGAGCAACTGCTAAGTATGACCAGGCAGAACTTGCTAGATCACAGAAATTTAATAAAACATTGAGAGGTGTTAAATAATGCTCTATAACTTTGTGGACACAATAGACACAAAACCTCAGGCTGGTGCAGATTTACCGGCCGAGGCAATGTGCTATGATGGCGTTTTTATTGAAAACGAAATAAAAGGCTATCGAACACTCTCGGTGAGTGGTAGAGAGCTGTTAGGATCTGAAGTTCTTGAGACCGAGGTTGATGGAATGGATGGAACTATATATAACTCTAAAAGACTTAAGCCTAGAACCATAACAGTAAAGTACCTGCTACAAGCAGATAGCAATTATGACTACAGACAGGCTTATAACAAGCTGAACTCTTTACTCAATAAAGAACAGGTTCAGATCATTTTCAATGACGAATTAGATAAGTACTTTATTGGTACCAAGCTGTCAAACACAGAAGTTGATGCAGGCTCTAATTGTGTTATTGGAGAAATTGAAATTTATTGTTCAGATCCAAGAAAATACAGTACAGCGCTGAAGGAGTTTACAACGTCCTCTGGCGCAGTGACTGTAAAGAATGAAGGAACTTTACCGGCAACCGTTGACTATCAGATTAACTGCACTGCAGAAACAGGGTATGTTGGAATAGTATCAACTGAAGGTGTCATGCAATACGGTAAAATCGAAGAATTGGATACAGAAACCTATGAACAGAATGAACACCTTGCTTCCTTAGACAGCTTTTTTAACTGTAAGGATGATACAAATGGTACAGATGTTATGCATCCACAATATGGCGCAAATGGCGCCTTATTTGCTCATACGTGGTTTAACAATAGATTCTTAGGCTTTGGTAGTACGGGAAATAAAAAAGGCTCTGCTAATGGTGGCCTAAGAACTCTTGTATTGCCAGCAGACTCAAACGGAGACTCTAGTGGATCTAAAAACTTCTACTGTTATTTTCACCTATTATTCTATGCAGGTCTGATGGGCCAAACAGGAGAGATGTGTATCAACTTCTTAACAGCAGACAACAAACTTATCTGTGGATGTAACTGGTATAAGACAGATGCAGTTGGAAATACAGGTCACTATGAAATATGGGCTAATGGCAAGGTGTTGAGAAACTGGAGCTATACAACGTCTCACCTACATACTCAGAATCCTTGGTACTGGGATTGGGGACATTGTGACATCTTAAAGGAAGGCGCGAATATACGTTTCTTCTACTGGGGTGGTTATTATAACTACACGATCCCAGAAATTGCAGATATGAAATGTGCGAAGATACAGGTTGCTGTTAAGCAGTGGGGAGACCGAGCAGGTAATCAGTTAATGAGTATGATGGGATTTAATGTGATCAACTTCTATAAACAGCATGTCAGCAAATGGAGAGATGTTCCTAACAGATATCCAGCAGGCACAGTAATCAACATCGATGGGGAAACATCGCATGTATATGTAAACGGAATGGATAGGCCGGGCGATGAAATTGTAGGAACTCAGTATTTTAAAGTTCCTCCAGGAAAAACAGATATCAAATTTCATGTTTCTGATTTTTGTAGGAAACAGCCTGATGTAACTGTTCGTATTCGGGAGGCCTGGCTATGACAGTATTACAAAAAGTCAGAATTGCAGTATTGGATCCCTATGGTACAGTTCTTGCACATTTGGATAATGATGTTGATAAGGCGATGCCATACTGGAGTGATACGTTACATACATATTTAAGTGGATCTGCATATACTTTTGGTTTTAAAACGCTCACAGCTCATGAAGATGCTAAATATCTTGTTGAAGGAAATAAGTTGTCTTTCAAGTACAAGGATAAAGGGTATCACTTGGCGATTATGAATGTTGAAAAATCAAGAAAGACTGTAATGGTCGAAGCATATGGACTTAGCTTAGAACTAACAAACGAACAGATCGATGCCTATAAGTCGCCAAGGGCTATGAGCTTTGTTGAGTATATTAAGGCCTGGGGCTTTGAGCGCTCCTTTACAGTTCGAATCAATGAGGTATCTAACAAGTCAATTCGTCATGATTGGGAGGGTACGGCCACTGTTTTGAGCCGCCTCTATTCATTGGCCAATGTTTTTGATGCAGAACTTGAATTCATTACAGAATTGAACGATGACTATTCATTAAAGGGCGTAACTCTGAACGTTTATCGTAAACATTCCGGTTCGAATCAAGGGCTTGGATCAAATTGTACAGGAACTATTTTAAGATATCCTAATGACATCCATTCAATTGTAAAGACCAGTGATATCACTGAGCTTTATACAGGCATTCGGCCAACTGGTACAGATGGGCTGCAGTTAACATCATTAAATGGAAAAAAAGAATATGATGCAAACGGTAATGTTGAGTACATGGTCAGTGGTAATAATCTTCTAGCACCTCAAGCTAGGGACCGGTTTCCATCGACTCTTTTAACGGATCACAGTAATGATATGTATGCCGTAGAGATATGGTCCTACGAAACAAAGAATGTGAATACTTTATACGGCCAGGCGTTAGCTGAGTTAAAGAAACATGTTAACCCTATTGTCACATATGATGTAGATGCCTACATTGATGCAAATATAGGTGATACATTTACGATTGAGGATACTGAATATACGCCGGCTATGTATCTGCAGGCTCGAATCGTAGAGCAGGAAATCAGTTTTACTGATAGAGACAGATGCAAGACAACTTTTGATAATTTTACAGAAGTGGCTTCGGGAATTTCAAATGAACTGATTGACGAAATGAATCGACTGATTGAACAGAATAAAACATATCAGCTAGTTGTCAGTAGTTCAAATGGTACTGTTTTAAATGAAGATACAGAACGTACTGTTCTTGTGGCCCTTGTAAAAGATAACGGCAAAGATGTTACAGACCAGTTCAAAATAAACTGGTACCTAGATGGAGAACTTGTATCAACGGCTAACTCAATCAACGTTGAGAAATCAAGTTTAAATCCAAGTTTGACATACCATGTTGAAGCCGTTAACGACAAAGGCGTAGTGAAAGCTAGCTATGAGCTGACAGTGACCAAAGTACAGAATGGTACTAGTGTCTATATCAAGAAAACGATTGTCACATATGCAGTCACAGATACGGCACAGGATAAGCCTATAACAGGATGGCAGACTGAATTTCCAGTTGTGCCTTTAGGAAAGTATTTATGGGTCTGTACTCAGGTCTTCTATAGTGATGGATCCAGTACAGAAACCTATTCTGTTTCGCGCAATGGCACTAATGGAACGAACGGTAAGGACGGAAAAGATGGGGTTGCAGGAGAAGCTGCTTTAAGTTTTAAACTGCTATCTTCGCAAGGTCAGATTTTCAAGAATAAATCCATAAAAACAATTTTGACTCTTGAAGTCAGAAGAGGCTCTAAAAAGCTGACAAGCTCTGAAGTAAAGAATCTGGGAGCTATTCAGTGGTTTAAAAATAACACTTGGCAGACTGGGTCAGATCTAACTTTAAGTGTTTCAGAATCAGATTCAGTATTAAATACAAACTATTCAGTACAAGTTATTAATTCTAAAAATGAAATACTAGGCAGCGATACGATATCTTTAGCTTCCGTTACGGATATCCAAGGAATCTATCGCTTTTATCATTTAGGCCCGGATAAACCAGATGTGCCAACATCATATCCTCCATCAGATACTGTATGGAGTCGCACCGAGCCTGAGTACACTTTAGGAAATACGGACAACCTTTACTATGTAGACTGTACACTTTTTGTCAATCTTTCATTTAGCTATGGGCTTGTACAGTTATCCAGTGACTATGAAGCATCTAAAAAAGTGTATGCAGATGCACTTGCACGTATTGATAACGCAGTAAAGATTACAGACTCACAGATCAGCAAAGAAAAGGATGCGCTTCGAACTGAGATATGGGAAAAATACTATGATAAAGAAAACCTAGACTCTCAGTTTGGTGAAATCTCAACTAAGATAGAACAGACAAAAAATTCGGTCAACGTTGAGTTTACGAACTTTAAAACGGACCTTGATGCATCAAAAAAGCAGAATATTGCATCTTTTAATGAGATTCATAAATATATTCGATTTATCGATGGAAATATTTACATTGGAGTCGAAGGTAACCCTATTCAATTGATTGAAAAGAATGACAGACTATCATTTGTTCAGGGAGGTGCCGAGGTAGCTTATTTCTCAAATAATAAGTTGTATGTAAATGATGGACAGTTTAACAATACCTTAAGAATCGGTAACTTTGAATTCAGTCCAAGGCCTAATGGATCTCTTGATTTTAAGAAAGTGAGTGGTAACTAATGTCAAGTACAGTTAAAGAAATAAATATACCTGTATGGAATACATATGGAAGTGGCTGGACTGTTTCCAATCAAGGTTGGTGTAAGATTACTGTAACTCGTAATTATGGTGATACCTACGCTACAGTTACTCCTTATTGGAGTTACCGCTCTCCTGGTGGTGCCTATGCTGCCGTTGATTGCTATATAACTGTTGATGGATCATCAAGATACTCGGCTACTTTTGGTGCCAGCATACACAACGCTGGAACCTGGTATTATGTTTCGGGCGGCTCGTTTAAAGTAAATGTCGGTGATAGTGCTGGTAACTTGAATATAAGTGTATACATGTATTTTAATGATGGAAATTCGGGTCAACAATCCAGTGTGCAATCGGCAAGTTTTGAGTATGGAACGCGTGGAGAAACCACACCATCTCTTTCTAAGTCTAGAGTAAATATAGGTGAAAATGTAACAATCACAATGGATCCTTACAGTTCAAGCTTTTCGCACAAGTTGTATTACAGCTTAAACAATAAGGATCTGATACACATAGGAGACTTTTCGAAAGGTAAAGCCACGAAAACCTGGACCTTACCTACTAGCCTAGCAGAAGCTATTACTACCAGTACAGAAGGGATTATTTATTTTGTCTGCAAAACATATAACGGTAGTACTCAAGTTGGTGGTGACAAGAGTGTTAAATTGACGGCCGTCGTTCCAGACGACTATGTTCCAAGTATATCAAATGTAATAATATCGGAGCTTACTGCAGGACTTGCCGATAAATTTGGTTGCTTTGTCCAGAATAAGTCTGGCTTGAAAGTTAAAACTGAATGTTCAGGAGTGGCAGGGTCTTCTATTAGTTCATGTTCTGTAAAAATTCAAAACTGGACATATTCCGGAACGACAATCAGCTGTAGTTTGCTATATGATTCGGGACCTTTGGACATTGATATCACGGTTAAAGATTCTAGAGGACGCAGTGTATCGACAACAAGAACAGTACAGGTTTACCCTTACTCAAGCCCCATGTTGTATAAAAGTCTTGCAAATCGTGCAAATACATCACAGGAACTGGATGAAGAAGGTGAGAATGTTCTTTTCCAATTTGCATATGCAATTTCGCCGGTAAATGATAAGAATTCAGCGTCTCTAAAGATTCAGCAATACGACAAATCTAGCGATTCCTGGAAGACCTTGATTGAATATACGGATTACAAAAAAGGTTCATATAGTAATACATCATCTGGCCCTAGTATAGATTTTGCTAAGTATATGTCGTCTGTTATATATGATAAGAATGAAAGCTTTAATTTCAGATTTGTTGTGTCCGACTACTTTGCGACTTATACCACAGAAATCGAAGTTCCAGTCTCATACGCTTTGTTAGAGTTTGGTATGAATGGTCACTCTTTAGCTTTTGGAGGGGCTTGCACAAATACAAAAGAACAAATCGATATGCATATGAATATCAATCTTATAGATGGAGATATTTACAAATCTGGCAGTCCTTATCATAAAAGAATATGGGATAACATGTATCCAGTCGGTACCGTTATCCTTACTACAAGTGAAGCTGCTATTGAAATGGGGGACTATCCTCTATACAGTCATGCAGGATCCTGGAGACCTATAGGCTCGTCGGTTTTGTTCGGTCATAAAATATATGCTTTTGAACGATATAAGTAGGAGGCTTTATGCAAATCAAAGAAATTGTACAAGGAGAAGCTTTTAACGAGGCTCTTATCATTAAAAATAAAGACGGAACTCTGTTTATTCCTTCCAAGGATGAAAGAGTTCTTTTTACGTTAGAAAGAAACGAGAAGAAAATATTGTCCTTTGCACTGGTAGATATGTGCATTCAATTCAATACAGATTATCTGTTGCCTGGAATCTATGACTACAAGATCCAGATTGAAAGAAGTGGTGATATCATCTTTTCTTCTCGTAATGCTTTAAAAATTAAAGAAAGGAGCTAGCTATGGAGTTAACTCTAAATGAAAATCTAAGTACACAGTCGCTTGAAAATGAAGACGAAGGTTTTGTAACGGTAGATCCAGATACACGTAAGTTGATATTTCCAAACGAAAACTTTTTTCTAGGTGTCAGTGGCGATCAGGATTCTAGATTGATTCATTTTAAATTTGTTGACAATGTCACGGACGCTATTAAGTTAAGCGAGCAGGAAATCCAAATCAACTATTTAAATGCGAATCAGGAAAAAGGATACGATGTTGCACTTAATAAAAATGCGAAAGACGGATATTGCTGCTTTGACTGGAAACCGTCATCAAAAGTGTTCCTGTATGCAGGTGATGTCAATTTCCTAGTCTGTGTACGTTCAAAGAATGAAGTAAGTGGATTTAAAAAGACAGACTGGAATACAGTCCGATCAACACATACCGTTCCAGAAGGAATCGAACCTGATGAAGCTCATGTAGACGAACAAACAGATGAGACTATCACAAAGCTTTTGCTCAAAATAAATGAAGCAGTAGCGGCATCTGCTAATAGTGAAAAAGCCGCTAAGACGTCTGCTGATCAAGCTAAAGCTAGCGCAAGCGCAGCTTCTGCTTCTGCTTCATCTGCTAGTGGTTCGGCTTCAGGAGCAAGTACTTCAGCCACTAACGCAGCGAACTCGGCAACTTCTGCTTCTAACTCGGCTAAGAATGCAAGTAATTCTGCCGGAGCTTCGGCTACTAGCGCGACTAGTTCTAAGAATAGTGCAGATGCCTCAGCTGCATCCGCTGCCAAGGCCAAGGAAAGTGAATTGGCAGCTGCAAAGTCGCTTGAAGATTTTAAAAACAAAGAAGATATATATCAGAAGTTAGAGGCATTTAATAATTTAGGCCTTTATGTTGATGAAGGAGGATACCTATGTCAGAAATGAATAAAAGAATTGCCACAGATGAACAATTGACAAGAGTTGCGAATGCGCTTGAGAAAATGGTGCCTGGATATGAGAAATACAGTGCCGACTATTTTAATTCAATGTTTATTCCACAGAGAACAAGAAAAATCTATGGAACGAAAGTATGGAAGTTTGCATCAAATCCAACGAGTTCATGTGAAAAGACAAGAGATAATGTTGGATTGGTTTGCCAACCTAGTACAGATACTGTAGAGGGTACAGATGACTATAAGAACATTCCTTTGTTTAAGTGGTATGAGTGTAACTATAAGCGATATGATGATGGTTTTGCATATCCAGTCGCAATGATTGGTGATGGAAACTATCAGGAAACTGGAGCAGTTGACTGTGGTGCTCTGCAGATGACTTTCTATTACAAACAAATCGAAACAGAGAATTACACAGAATGGTTGATTTCTGATTCACCTAATCACGCATTAGGATTAAAACCTTGGTTTGCTGCAGTGCGTGCAGATGGTACAGTAATGCCTTACTTTATTTATTCCAGATATCACAGTGTAACCGCAAGTGACGGAAAGTTGAGATCTCAACCTGGAAAAGTTGCGATTAATCAAAGCCACGATAACATGATTGTGAATTATCAGAAAAAAGGTACAGGTTTCTGGGGTGCTGGAATCGATAGACAAACATTCGGAATCATCATGTTGATGATTAAGTATGCAACTAAAAACTCGCAGACAATCTTCTCAGGAAATACAAACTATTCTATGCAGACAAAATCCAGTGTTGAACGTTCAACAAAAGCTACGTATTTCCCAATTCCAAAGAGCGAAAAAACATCATGGCAAATTGGATCTAGTGTAATAGTCGGATATGGTCGAGATAAAGGTGATGGATCTGTCGATTTAGACCGAGGAAATTCAACGATGTATAAATACGCATATGCGGCCAAGATTCTAAGAATTGATGATTTAGATGCAGATAACTGTGCGGTTTATCTAGATTGTGAACCTTTCGATACAACTCCAGTCACTGGAGGAAGTGCTACACAATACATCTACATGTCTTCATGGCACTACGATAGTGGATGTACTGATGTAGTTATTGGCCATCACGATGGTTCACCAGTATCTAATACGGATGGAAAACATCCATATAGAATCCAAGGACTAGAGTTCAGCGTTGGTGGATGGACGATTCCAGGTGATACAGTCATGATCTTCAATGCAGATTATTCGAAAGATGTATATCGTGCGCCTAGAGGTGTAGCTCACTCATCGTCAGAAGCCACAATTAAGAATACTTATACAAAGATTGGAACAATTCCGGCCAAGGCAGATGGTTCAGATTCGTGGATTGGAGATATCTCTATCGTGGATGGTGCATGGTTTCCATCTGCATTCGGTTCTGGCTCAAGCCAGGGCGTAGGTGACTATCTATATGCCGGAGGACAATCAACAAGTGGAACACGAGAATATCTTACGGGCGGTGACCTCAGGTATGGCTCGGATGCCGGCCTTTGTTTCTTGAGTTGCTGGTTTGGCCTTGGCAATGCCGGGTGGAACTGCTTGTCGCTCGATTGATTGTTCAATCGGGGGTTGCAAGGGGGCA